CCTATCTCCGTAACGACCCCGCCATCAGTGATATAATACAACGTATCACTATTGACAAATATGTCAAGATATCCAGAAGGCGGAGTGCTGTGATTCGCTCCTTCATCGCGATACCTCATGCCATACTTGGCTTGATTTGGTGCGATTGCATATGCCACATTGACCGAGAGGAAAAGGGCAATAAATGCAAGTATAATTACTTTTTTAAACATTTGTATTTATCTCCTTTTTATTACTCGTCAACAGGTGCGGTAGTTGCATTCAAGCACTGAACTACGTAGATATAATCTCTTGCGCCAACTTCAACATCCCATGCAACCCTGAATTGAGCAGCAATACGGGAATCAAGATATGCCTGGGTATCCATACCAAGACTTACAAATTCAAAACGAAGTTTCCATTTACGCATGAATTGCTTTTTAAAATCCCCCATGTACCATGCGGTCGTTGAAAGGTCATCCAATTTCGGGCTTGAAAGAATTCTATCGGAAGATAGACTGTATTTGCCTTGTGGACCCCAATTAGAAATCTCATTTGCCAAACCACTAACCATAGGACTGTTGGCAATCGCAAGCATGATTCCCTCAATATTGGAAGGAACAAGTACTTTAACATTTGACCACGCAAGATTGATTCTTCTGCCTCTCTCATTTTTCATTGCTACGAGAACGGCTTTCGCATTGTCAAGATCCGTATAATCAACAAGGCCGTTGCTTGTTATACGGGTCCCTGAAGGTGCGCGGGTTCCGGGGTTGTTCGCTGTTGCGTTAAAAAGTTGTGTTCCGGTTCCGTTCGGACGGTAGGCGTAGGGCTCCGCCGAGGATGTACCTGATCCGTAATGATCAGTAACTCTTTTCAGAGTTAGCTCCTCGATATGATCCGATGCAATTTCACCAAGCTGATTGATACGACTAACGATATCAGCCACATTGTTTTCCTCAATGGCTTCTGCGGATATTGTAAGCTTTCGCCCGTTCCGTCTGTGTCGGATTTCAATCTTCTCTTCACTCGCACCGATTTCCGGGAAGTCACCAAGTTCTTTCACTTCGTCAACTTCTTTGTCAAGAGTGCTGAGTTGTCCGATGGAAGTTACTTTTTTGTTGTCCTCCATTTCAGTTACAAGCTCTTGACCGATTGTCGGGACTCCTTCGTAAGCTTCGTTGATTGCTGCAATTGCCATTGTACCAATCATGATAGGAAAGGCATTTGCAGAAACAGTGCGTTTGATACCCATATTTTCATCAGATATGATAGTGGGAACCCTCAAATCATGCAAAGTTACATACAATCCTTTAATATCTCGGATGTCCGAAAGCTTCAGTTTTCCGTTATCCACTCCTTTTTGAATTTTTCTTACAAACTCTGTTGGATTTTTTACAGCAAGTTCCCTTATTTCCGCCGGGGTTGCTGCGGAATCAACGGGAATTATTGAACTTCTAAACTTACTCATATCATTTACTCCTTTATATATTTAAAATTTTAGCTTCCATCTGTCCAGTTACCATACAGAATCGTTGCACAAAAACCGTCTGCGCTCTCGGTAATCAGTTGAACACTGTCACCAGCGGCGGAATTGTTAGTAAGTTTGTTGCCCGCTGTGAGTAGCGCCCCCTTTAGTCTTATCTGATCTGCTGAATTAGGATCAACGTTTGAAGCTTCTGCATTATCAGATAGAAAAATAACATCCATCCCCGGCTTAACTGCGGGCAGGGTAATGGTTGCGGCTGATGTGATTATGATCAAAGTATTATACATTTGATTTTCAAGTAGTGTTGCCGTACCTGTGGAGATAACCTTTCTTCCAGGTCTAACTATCTGAGATTTTCTGAAACCCCACCAAGTGCAAGCAGGATTGAAAGTAACACGCGCATATGACTGATTGCGAATCGTGGTATCCTCTTCCTGCGGGTAATGATCATCGCCCACATTGATAGCAACTGCAAGAGCGCCCGCGCCCGCTGTAAGTTTCTGAGAATCTGAAGCTGTAAGCGTGAAAGGATCACCAATTACAAGACTCTGAGCCGCTGCAAGCTCGAATTCAAATACATCGTCAGGAGAAAGGGAATAGAACTTCATGTATCTACTACCTGTAAGTTCCCCGCGTCCTGTCGATTTTTGCTCTTCTGCGCTGAGTGCAAGTGAGTATGAATATGCATCCGCTACCGCGTCAACAGGAACCCAATAATTAGTTGTCTCGTTGAACACGCAAAGTTCCCCGGCTTTTATTGCCTGGGTTGCACCAGCCTGAACAAGACCGAGAAACATATCCGGCCCATTAACTGACTTAGTGTGACAAAATTGAAATTTGTTAACCGCCATTTTCTAATCCTCCTTAGATTTTAAATCCATTGATGAAAACATCATCATCCATATTTGCTTTATTTGAATTGTCATCTGTCAAATTCAATTCGGTTTTCTTCTCTGACATCGCACTGTTGATGATATGATTTGAAATTTCAATCTCTGATTTTTCATTCAGAATCATGTCAGTGACTTCAGACTTGCATTGAACTGATACGATGCCAGCTCGTTTGATAAGCTCGGCATTATTGATAAGAGCATCAGGTGTTACTTCATCATCAACAACCAAAGTTTTCTCATCTGGTTTCAATGCTTCCATTGTAAGCTTTACAGCGTCATTAACTGTTTGACTGATCAGGGTTTTAAATTCGTCACTCCCTGCCAAGCCTTTGATCACGTCCTTTAATTCCATTCTCTCCTCCTCGTTTTCTGTTTGATTTGTTCCTACTGATCTATCGGCAGGAATAGGTGTAAGGCTTATTTCTCCTGGCCTCCAGTGTGTATATATTTCGGCCGGACCTGATATAAATTTTCCGGGCCTGTACTCGTAGGTTCCGCTACCGATGTCAAGTCTATCATCCTGTGTTACAGCATTTGCCCCGACTGATATACCTGTCACTGATCCGCTTAGCACTTTCTGAAACCATATCTCGGATACTGCGTCCGTATCAAAGATGATATCTGCCCTTCCTTTAAGATCTTCAATCCTTGGATTTTCAACCCTTCCGAGTACCACGTCCGGATTATGATTCAATAGAAGTGAGCCCCCCGCTTCTAATATCGATAAATCAACGTTTTCAGGGTTATGCATCAATAAAATCTTATAATATCCTCTATCTATTACTGATTCAGAGGAAAAAGAAACGGGAACTTTGCGGTTTTTCTCGTCTATATCAGCGCGTACTATGTCAAAATGTCTGTTTATTGTCTTAATCATCTGTGTTTTCCTCCCCTTCTTCTGCATCTTCCTCTTCCGGAATATCTTCTTTAGGCTCTTCTTTAGGCTCTTCTGGCTCCGGAGATGCTTCAATGTCCGGTTCAATGTCCGGTTTTAAAGCCTTTAAACGCTCATTATCTCTTTCTATTTGCTCGAAAACGTCATCAGGATCTTGACCTCTGCTTGCAATGATAGAAGAAATTGAATCAAATTTGTTTAAAACCTCAAGACCTTTGCCCGCTGCCTCTTTTTGTGGGTCAACCCATTGCCACCCAGGAGGAATCCAGGAGTGCTTTAAAGCATCCTCAACTTGATCTGCTTTAATTTTTCCGTGAATGGCTAAGCTTTTCACAAAGTTACGTTGTATATACTTGCAAACATGATCTATTAAATACTTTTGACGAATTCTCATAACGTGATAGAACTGAAGGAGTACCACCCTCGCATTTGAATAGTTCATGCCTTGGAAATCCTGAGACAATATTTCCGGAGGTATATCAAGAGCGTTCGCGGGCTTTCTTAACAACTGGCTTATCATTTCTCCAAGCTGGCTGTTGGGCCGAGTAGGTGCGTGGATCGTTATATCTTCATCAGGATTCAAATACATCATTTGATTGAATCCGAATTCATGGAGTCTGTTATTTGTTTGCGCCGGGTCTTGAACGGTTGAGTTTTGTTGAAAATCATCAGGGGTTTTTGATTTCACAATACCAGTTAAGCACGCGTCCTCTATTGCTGCATATATTTCCGCGCCTGTGTATTTGTCAAGGTTTTCAAATGCTTCTAATGAAGAAGCAAATTCTGTAAAACCCCTCGACTGTTCAGGCCGAATTGGATTGAAAAGATGTATTACCCGTTTTTCCCCGTTGTCATAGTCCGCTTTGATCACATCGAATTTATCTATATCAGAGAATCCAGCTAACACAAGATTGTTACCTGGGTGTTGTTTTAATACATAATATTCAATAGGCGCATCATCATCATCATACCTAATTCCGTCCTTAACTTTCGGATTGTTACGATGCACTTTAGGCGTTATTAATCGATCAACCTCAACCATCTGTAAACAATACGGGATAAACCTATGCTTATATTTCGATTCTCGACCAATTAAAAGAACCTCACCATCCCTAACCAGAGTCATCTCTGCAATTCTTAACAGATCCCAAAGAGTATTGATACGTCTCATGTCCGCAATCATAGAGAAATCTTTAAACCATACCTCAATTTGCTTTGCAAGCTCCTTATCTTCCGCCTTTGATTGATAGATAAATCCTTGACCTACAACGTTATTCGCAATCCGTTTTATGGGACCGGTAACGAAAGGTTCAGTAGTTTCGAGGTTACGGACTCTCTGCCTCCACACTGACCGCGCCTGATCAATAGCAGAATCGGCGGAATTGAGAGGCGCACGAAAATCATAATTTAATCTTGTAGGAGTGCTCGATTCGTAAGACGTTCTTTTAACTGATAAATCACTAAGGCGCTGTAATCTTTGACGCGCAATAGCGCGTTTTAACGCCCACTCCGGGGCGATACTCGAAAATATACCCATTAAAATCTCCGGAATCTACCGTATGAAACGCGAGTAGTACGGCTTCCAGCGGTATCTAAAGATTCAAGTTTATATGTTGCCTCAAGTAGATCAATAACAGACTGTAAACCGTTGTATTGTAATTGCCGCCCGTTGATTGTTACCATACCAACGAGGGCTTTACCATTTGTTATGTGATCTTGCAACGCATCTTTCAGTGATGTTCTAACCGCTTCCCAACTTGTAAATGCCATATGATAAAATTCTCCTATAGAGTATCATTTAAATGCTTTCAGACTTTTAAAGACATGTCAAGCTTTATTTTAGAATTTTAGTTTTCGAGTTGGGAAAGGATTTCTTTTCGGGAAAGGAGATTTCTTTTCCGGAGGCGGAGGCGCTTGCCGTGGAGGTAGGCTAACGCCTATCGTATATAG